CATTCCTGTTGGGCGAAATTCTTGGGTTTCAAATGAGACCAGAACAACAGTAACTCAGATAGGAAAAGAAATAACTACAGATTACACTTCAACCTTTGTTGATTTGGGATTCTCAGCTCCAGTATCAATGGGAAGTAGAATAATTGATACTTCATTAATAGAGTTCATGCGTTCAAAGGACGTTGCATTTACTGGAAAGGCATTTAAGCCAAATATTAGACTTTATCCATTCTTTGATGGAGTTGATGTTTCTGCATACTGTACTCCACAAGGTGGAGCATTAGGTGACCCCTTAATATGTGATTCTAAAGGTAGAATACAAGGAACATTTAGCATACCTAATACTGATGAATTGCGATTCAAGACTGGAGATAGAATTTTTAGATTGACTACATCTAGTGCAAATATTTTAATTCCAGCGCCCGATTCTGCTGGAGATGCAAAATATACAGCTAGAGGCTGGATTGATACTAAGCAAGAAACTACATACTCCACTAGACTTTTTAAGATTGATAGAGATAAAGTAGAATCTGAAAAAGATATTTCTATGGTAACATCAGAAGTTCTAGGCTCAGATAATCCATGTCCTAGAGATCCTATTGCACAGAGTTTCTTTGTGTATGAAAAGGGTGGATGTTTTATAACTTCAGTTGACGTATTTTTTAGAACTAGACCCACAGGAACCGATCAAGCTCCTATCATTTTTCAAATAAGAGAGCTTGGAGACCAAGGGCTTCCTTCAGACAGAATTTTACCTTTTGGCGAAATAATAAAAGAAGCTGTTGAAATAGTAACTAATGAAGTAAATATTACAACAGGGGAAATGACCATAAATGGAAATCCAAATACTGATCCAAAAGCTCCAGCAACAAATCATACTAGCGGTCCGTGGACTAATGGGGAATATGATGCTAACGGAGAAATAAATAACGGAGTTTCTTTTCTATATGAAAATGCTCCCACAACATATATGGTGCCAACTAGATTCACTTTTGAGTCTCCTATATATCTAGCTGAAAATAAAAGTTATTGCTTCGTGTTGATGGCGGATAGCTTAGACTATAATGTTTGGACCGCTCAAGCTGGACCAGATGTTGATGTTGCTGACCCAGAAGAAAGAATAGTAAATGTTGAAATTGGAACAACTATTCCTATAGAAACTGATCCATACTTTCAGGGAGTTCTATTTAAATCTCAGAATGGATTGACATGGACTCCAGATCAGACCAGTGACGTAAAATTTAAAATATGGAAAGCAGACTTTGACACAGCAGTAAATGGGGAAGTTGATTTTGTAAATGATGAATTACCACTAAGACTTTTGACATTGGATCCATTAGATTTTTCAAACGGATCATCTTATGTTAGGATTCATCACCCCAATCATGGACATACAACAGCTAGAGTTGCTCCAGCATCTGGTAATGCAAGTAAAGTTGTATTTTCTCCGCAATATGATAGTCAACTTCCTGGAGAAGTGACTAGTTCTGGAACTACAGTAACCACTACTGGAAACTTTAATGATGGAAGCATAGTTGCTGGAAGTTTTATCATAAATCCACACAATGGAGAGCAAAAGAGAGTAGTAAGCATTGATAGTGATACTCAATTAACTATTGCTTCAGCTTTCGATTCTCAAAATGAGCTTGATGAGGATGTTAATGTTATAGCGACTTCTTACGTTGTTCCATCTGGAGCATCTCTAGCTGGAATTGATGCTGAAGTATTTTATGATTATGCTGGACATGATGTTGAATATACAGAACTTGATTACTACAGAGTAGATTTGGGAACAAATGCAACTGCATCTGGAAGATTTGGGGGAAATAGAATATTTGCTACAGAAAATAAGAGATTTGAGGAAATGACTCTAATAACAACTCCATTGGAGATTCCAGAAACTCAGATTTCATGGAATGTTAGAACAACATCTGGAGCTGGTGTTCATAATTCAACAAACTCAACTTATATTCAACAACCTAGGGCGAACTTTTTGTGTAATGAAAAACTAGTCTTTCAAAATCCTATGTTAGTTGGATCTTATGTTAATGAACTTCCTGTTCCTCAGGGACCATCTACTGGAAACACTGCCGCAGATAGAAAATCTTTAGCAGTTAGAGCGATTTTATCGAGTGCAAATAGAAACATCTCTCCCGTACTGGATGAATCTAGAATGACTGCATATCTAGTATCGCATAGAATGGACAATCCACATGGAATTGCTGGAGAAGGTGTTGATAGCGCATCTATTATAAATGCGGAGTTTGATAATTATCAAGTTCTGACTACAACTAATATTCCAGCAGTTAGTGATACTGCAAATAAATTATATTTTACGCAATCAAGTGATACACTTTCTGGAGTCAGCGGAATTGCTGGAAGTAGAATATTAACTGCATCTTCTGGAGGATTCTTAGCTAACATTAGAGTTGGAGATACTGTTAAAACAGAACAAGGCGATGAAAGAGTTGTTGAAAGCGTGATTGATGATACAGAGTTATTGTTAGATTTAGCATTATCTTCCTCAATGACTCTTGGAACTCTTCTTTATATTAATCCTCAAAATACTAAGATAAAAAGTTCTGATGCCTCAGTCGCTAAACATCTAAGTACATTAGATGTTGGAAAATACTTGACTGTTTCTGGAACAGCTAATACTGGTGAGAGAGATTTTTCAGATTCTAGAATTGTTAGGGTTACATACACTCCTAATAATACTGTTATTGATACTGATTTCTTAGTACATGCTCCAAGATTGATAGAAGTAGAAGTTGAATATAAAAATTTAGTTCTGTCTGGGGAAGATTCTAGCTCATCAATAATTGTAACACAAAAAGATAGATTTATTGATGAAATATCTCCAAACGCAGGTAGTGCTGGTGCAAAATATGTTTCTAAAACTCTTACTGTTACTAGACCATCCAACGCATTGAAAGTTATGTTTGATGCTTCGAGAGATGAAACTTGTGAAATTGAATTGTACTACAAGTTACAGCTAGAAAATACTACAGATAGTTTAGATACTGTAAATTGGACAAAAGCTGAGTTTAATGTCGATGTGAATGGAGAATTAATTCCATTGACTCCAGCTCCAAATCTTTCTACTGGATCTTTCTCCGAGTATTCTTCAACTTTGAGTGGTCTTCCATCTTTTGTTGCGGCGCAAACAAAAATTGTAATGCTAGGTGGAAATCCAGCTAGGGCTCCAAGAATAATAAACTTTAGAATGATTGTATTAGATGAGTAATAAATATATACAAGTTAAAGATGAAAAGGATCTTTATCGTGATGCTTTAAGTAATGGAATAGTAAATAATGATGATAAATCATATTTGCTGTATAAGAAAAAGAAACAAGCATCTAAAATGGCGAAACAATCACAAATTGATGCAGAGAATAGAATAAATAGTATCGAGAAAAAGATTGATTCATTAGAGAAGAACTTGAGTGCAATATTGGAAATTTTAACTAATGGCAAATCCTAAAACTGCATCAGAAAAATATACTCAATACGAAAATGATAGCTTCAATATTTGGATGCAAAAGACCAATGTTTTATCAAGGGAGCAGGGAGACTTAAACAATCTTCCACCCAAGGTATTAACTGAATTGCAATCTACAACAGCAAGGTCTGGAACTGTTGCTGGTATTATTTACGAATATGTTTTAACTGGAACTTCTACAACATTTACGACTGATGTTTCAGTTGGAGATATATTAAAAATAACAACGTCAACTCCAACAACAATAGAAGCTAGAGTAATTCAAGTTACATCAGATACATCATTAACATTAGATAGAAAATTACCAGAGGTTTTTACTGGAGCAACATACGAAAATCTCAAAGAATTGAGTTTAGTATCTGCAATAAATAGTATAGATGATGACATTAGAAGAAGTTTAATTAGATCAATAGCTATGAGTTAAAATATGGCAAATTTAGGAATATTCAAAAACGCAGTAAAGACAAGCATAGGAAACTCATTTACTGAGATCTATGCGGCACCAGCAACTAAGACATCATATCTAATACAGTGTGATATATCAAACACTGGAAGTAGTGGTGTTCAAGTTTCTGTTAGAATTGTTGATGATAGTGCATCAACAACAGCACATTTGGTTAAAGGTGCGCCAGTCCCAGTTGGTTCAGCAATTCAAGTTATTGATGGACAAAAAATAGTTTTGGAAGCAGATGATTCTATCGAGATAAAATGTGATACTGCTGGAGAGTCTGTAGATGTAATTTTATCATTAATTGAAGACGTATAATTTTTAGAGATTTATCTCATGGCATACATAGGAAACGGAAGAACTCTTTTAGTTTTAGGATCTAATGTTAGAGATGACATTACGCCAGGCTATGAAAGCGCATCTGCACCAGACCCTTTTGATAAATCTACTTTCATTTTATCGCAAGAAGTTCCAGGTGGATATGAAAATAATGTATATGTTTTTGAACAGAAATATATAACAGAAACTCTAGTTACATCCACTGATTTAATTGACATTCTGAATATAGATTCTACTACGTTTAAAGTTTTCACAGCCGATGCGTCTCTTGCTTCGGCACTATCGGACATAAAAGAGACAACATCTACTTATGCCAGTCAAAATCACACTTTGACTATTTCTGGAGATGCTACAGTAACGGATAACAATGGAACATTTAATATTGTTAGTCTTACATATGATGGAGCCACAGCAGAAATAGTTCTAACTAAGACTGGCGCACAAAATGATTCCGCCTCAGAAACTAATATAAGCATATCTCACAGCTATTCTGGATACTGGGAAGTTTTAGAGCCAGAATATGATTATACTATAGGCGGAACTGGTGCTACATATAATAGAGAAATAACTTTTTCTGAAGCTCCTCAATTTAACGACAAAATTTATGTAATTCATAAAGGTGATGCAACATATAATTTAGTCCCATCAGATAATTCGGTTGGACCAAATCAATTATCTCAAAATCTTAGAAATTTTGTGGTTGATAGATTTACTGCTTCTGCCCAAACTGAATTTATTTTAAGTCAAGAATCAATAAACTCATCTGCATTAGAGGTATATGTTGATGGAGTTTGGAAAGAAGGAAGAAATGCTGGAGAAACTAATGCCGACTCTGTTTGGGCATTATCTTCTGATGGTCTTACAGTTGATTTTGATTCAGCAGTTACGGGAAGAGTTGTAATTAAGCATTTAGGCTTCTCTACTATATCACGAAGAGAATCACTATCTCCTGGACAAACTGGTTCGATTCCCGACGGCTCAATAACTCAAGCAAAATTAGCAAACTCTTCAGTAGTTGAAACTAAAGTTGCATCTAGCGCAGTAACAAACACTAAAATTGGTAATGATGCAGTAACTTCTCCAAAAATTAGATTGTCAAATAATACTGCATTGAGAATTAATAAAGCTGATACAACAGCATACTCAGCAGTATCTATTAACTCTTCCGATGAATTGATATTGGATGCTCCAACAACAGCTCACGTTTCAGTAAATGGAGTTAAAAAACTTAACGTAAGCTCTACTGAAATATCAGCAGAGACTACAGAAACCATAGCACTAGGTTCATCAAGCAAAAAATTTACAGATGCACACTTTTCGGGTCAGGTAAACAGCGCAACGGCAGATATTACTGGAAATATAACAGTTGGCGGAACCGTAGATGGAGTTGATGTATCTGCTCTAAGTGCAACAGTTACAAGTCTTCAAAATTTAGTTGAGAATCTTGTTCCTATAGGAACAATGTCCATTTGGACAAAATCCACTTCTCCAAATTCAAAATGGCTAGTGTGCGATGGGTCGGCAGTATCAAGATTGACATATCTTGAATTATTTGCTTGTATTGGAACATCTTTTGGTTCTGGAGATGGAGTCAATACATTTAATCTTCCAGATATGAGAAGGCGTCTTCCAATTGGAAAAAGTTCATCTGATACAATAGGAAATACTGATGGTTTAGTAGAAGCATCTAGACTTCTAACTCACACTCATAGCGTCCCAGCGCATACGCATGATTTATCTAACCATACGCATAGTTTGCCAGCACATTATCACGGAATGGGAACTGGAGCTGACTTAAATATAGGTCAAGCAAATGGAACAAATGCTGATAAGGGCGGTCATACAACAACAATAGACATATCTCATGGACATACAGCATCATCTTCTGGAGTGTCATTAACGACAAATGGCAGTAGTGCTAATGTTAGTTTAAGCGATCCTGGACATAATCACGGCAGCGGATATACTGGATATTCAGATCCATTACACTCCCATAGCGGAACAACAAATTCTGCGGGCGTGCATGATCACGATTTGCGAGAAGAGAGTGGTGGTGGATTAAATTCAGCAAATACAATTAATATAAATCAAAGTACAGTAGGCACTGCAAATAAAACTGGACGAAATATTGATGATGCTGGAGCGCATACTCACTCGTTTACCACAAATAGCACTAGTATAAATCATAGACATACAATATCCTCAAGTACAACTGGAGTATCGTTATCTCAGACAGCCCACACCCACACTATAAATTCGCACAGTCATACTATAACAGTAGCATCTTTAGGAACAACAAACAGAACAGATACTAGCGGAATTCACTCTCATGCATCATCAAACTTTGCTGGACGTATAGGTCTCGTAACTGGTGGAGTTGATGGAAATGCTACTATGACTTCTGGAACACCAAGTGTAAATGTCACTGGAAATTCTTCAGTTTTAACTTCTGGGGCATCAAATACAGTTCCATACACTATCGTAAATTATATAATAAGGGCTTCATAAGATGGGAAAGTATATCGGTCGAGACAATCAATATGGTGTATTAGATACACAAGATTTGTCATCTCAATCTGATGGTGTTGAAACAGAATTCAATCTTCTGTATAGAGTTGCCAGCGCATCTTCAATTTTAGTTGTATATTCTAATAATGTTTTGCAACCAAATATTGACTTTTCAGTAATAAATAGCGGAACTAAAATATCATTTACTACAGCACCAGTAAATGGCTTTGGATTGTTTATAAAATATCTTGGAAAAGAAGTTACAGTTCCTTCAATCCCTTCATTTATAGATTATGTTCCAACTCTTTCAGCTTCTACTGCTCTTCAAGCTGAAACAATAAATGAAGCATCGTATCAAGAATTTACTGGTCTAATTAAAGTAAGACTGAGTTTAACTATAACTACTGATGCTAGTACGGCTATTGATACTATAAATTTTACTTTGCCTACAAATAATAATGGAAGTAGTTGCATATTATCTTCAGCAACAATATCATCTGCATCATCTCTTGAGCAGGGAATAGTTCTTAGAAATTCAAACTCTTCTTTTGATATACATAGACAAAGTAAACAAGATTATTCGTTGAATACAGAATATGATATAAATTTGATAAGCGAATATAGGGTTTAGTACAGGTTTTTTTAATACCATGAGTCTAATATGTGATGAGTATATTTTGATAAATATAATATGAATCCATTTTTATTCTTAGTATTAAAATCGTATTTCTGCCATGTCTATAACTAAACTTAGAGGAAGTAGTCAAATCCAACAGGGATCAATAACTGATGCCGAGATTTCTAGTTCCGCGGAAATATCTTTTAACAAGATACAAGAAGTCCAAATAGTAAATGCTGAAGAAGGCGATTTATTAATAAGAGATTCAAATGGAAATTGGACGAATATAAACTCAGAGCAATTAATAAATACTCTGAGTTCGATTGGAGGTTATCAAGTTGTTATAAATAACTTGCAAAATAGGGATTTACTAACTTTTAATACACAAAACTCAATTTGGGAAAATTTAACCGCAGAAGAATTTGTTGACGGAGGAAACTTTTAACATGGCAAATACAATTAGAATAAAAAGACGAACGAGTGGAGCCTCAGGCGCGCCGAGTAGCTTACAAAATGCTGAATTGGCATATAATGAAGTTGATGATACCCTCTACTATGGTAAAGGGACTGGCGGAGCTGGTGGTACAGCAACTACAGTAGAAGCTATCGCAGGTAGTGGAGCTTATGTATCTATAGCTGGAACACAAACTGTATCTGGAGATAAAACTTTCTCTGGTGCGGTAGATTTAACTGGCACATTTAACATTGATGGAACAGAAGTTACAGCAACAGCAACCGAGATAAATTTCTTGGATGGCGCAACTGCTGGAACGGCAGTAGCAAGCAAAGCTCTTGTTGTAGATTCAAATAAAGACTTAAATCTAGATGGTGGAGATCTAACTGCTCAAGATGTAACCGTTGTTGGAAATCTTACAGTTCAAGGAACTACGACTACAGTAGATTCTGTTACTGTTGAAGTTGCTGATAAGAACATTACTCTTGGTAATGTTGCTACCCCTACAGATCTAACTGCTGATGGTGGTGGTATTACTCTTAAAGGTACTACTGATAAGACGTTTAACTGGGTTGATTCTACTGACTCGTGGACATCATCTGAGCATATTAACCTAATTAATGGATCTAGCTTTAAAATCGGCGGAGTGGCTGTTCTTTCTGGCACTAGTCTTGGTACTGGAATAACAAGCGCATCATCTCTAACAACTGTTGGAACATTAACAACAGGTACTTGGAACGCAACTACTATAGGAATTGCTTATGGTGGTACTGGAGAAACTACAGCACAAGCGGCTATTGATGCTCTTACTCAAGTTTCTGGCGCTACTAATGAGTATGTTCTTACAAAAGATACAGCTACAGGAAATGCTGTTTGGAAAGAAGCTACTGGTGGTTCATTAGCTAGTGACGCTGAACTTCAAGCTATTGCTGGTCTTACAAGTGCGGCAGATAAATTGCCATACTTCACAGGATCTGGAACTGCTGCCCTAGCAGATTTTACATCTTTTGGACGTTCTCTTGTTGATGATGCAGATGCTTCTGCCGCAAGAACTACTCTTGGTGTAGTAATCGGAACTGATGTTCAAGCATATGATGCTGAACTCGCCGCTATTGCTGGTCTCACAAGTGCCGCTGACAAACTTCCATACTTCACAGGATCTGGAACTGCTAGTTTGGCAGATTTGTCTTCTTTCGGTAGAACACTTATTGATGACGCTGATGCTGAAACAGCTCGCACTACTTTAGGTGTTGCTATTGGAACAGATGTTCAGGCATACGATGCTGAGTTGGCAGCTATTGCTGGTCTAACAAGTGCAGCCAATAAACTCCCATACTTTACGGGAGCTGGAACTGCTGATGTTGCAACTTTAACATCATTTGGTCGTTCTCTTATTGATGACGCTGATGCTGGAAGTGCTAGAACAACATTAGGTCTTGTTATTGGAACTGATGTTCAAGCATATGACGCAGAGCTTGCCGCTCTAGCTTCTGTAACAAGCGCATCTAATGCACTTCCATACTTCACTGGGTCTGGAACTGCTGATGTTACAACTCTATCATCTTTCGGTAGAACACTTATTGATGATGCTGATGCTAGTGCCGCTAGAACTACTTTGGGTCTAGGAACAATGGCAACACAGGCATCAAATAATGTTGACATTGATGGCGGAACTATTGATGGTGTAACACTAGATGGGGGAACTTTCTAGTTTACTTTCTGTTATTTTTTGTGTTATAAATTATATGTGATAATAATATTTTATATTTTGTGATAAACAATGGCAAACACAATAAAACATAAAAGAAGCTCCACCGCATCAGCTACTCCTTTAACTACAGATCTTGAGTTAGGAGAATTGGCTATCAATACATATGATGGCAAATTATTTCTAAAAAAAGATGATGGTAGTGAATCCATAGTTGAACTTGGATTAGCTGGAGCTGGCGGTGGAGCAACAACATTAAATGGTCTAACTGATGTAACCATAACATCTGCAACAACGGATGACGTTTTACAATATAACGGAAGTTCTTGGGTAAACTCTCCGTTGCCTGCAGGTGGATTTTCTCCCTCTGGATCTGTAATAGCTTTTGCTGGTTCATCTGCGCCATCTGGATGGCTAACATGCGATGGTTCGGAAGTTTCAAGAAGCACATATGCAGATTTATTTACCGCAATTTCTACAACATACGGTGTTGGGGATGGAAGCACAACATTCAATCTTCCAGACTTGAGAAGAAGAACTCCAGTTGGAACTGGATCCTCAGATACACTAGGAGATGATGATGGTGTTGCATACGCATCTAGATCTGCCACATTAACTCATAGTATTCCAGCACACAATCACGGCATGAATCACACTCATACCCTTCCTGCACATTATCACGGGATGGGAGCTGGAGCTACTTTAAATATTACATCATCTGGTGGTGGTGGACAGACAGGCAATAATAGTGTTAACCACACCCACAGTGGAACCACTGGCAATCAAAGTGCTAATCATACTCACACATACACATATAGAAATGTAACATTTGCTGGAGCCGCTGGGGGATATGGTGGATTATGGAGAAATACTTCAACGGCGAATACTGAAGCTAATAGTGCTAATCACACCCACAGCTTTACGACAGGCAATCAAAGTGCTAATCACACCCATACAGCCCCAAATCACACTCACCCAGCAGGCAATTTTAGCGGACTTATAGGTCTTGTAACTAATGGAGTAAATGGAAATGCTACTATGACTTCTGGCGAACCGTCTATTAAGTCCACTTATGACTCTTCAGTTTTAACTTCTGGTGATGGACAATACTTATATATGAATTATATAATAAAAACTTAAATTTTAAGTATTTTTGATGGAGAATAATAAATGTCTATAATAAATTCTCTTCCAGAAGGAAGTTATTCTGAAAATGTCGATTCATCATATGGGATGCAAATATGGGAAGAAGAACTAGATTCTTTGCAAAATGGAGAATCAACTGTAGAATTGATGTATGAAAATTCTGCAAATACTGAATTTGCTGATGTAAAACTATATTTGGGGCCAATAAACATTACTGATGCGTCTTCAAAAATTTCAATAATTAGTGAAGACGAATCATATGAACATGTTCTTCCTTTAGGTTATTCAGGAAAGGTTGCATTTTTTAGCAAGATACCTTCAGCATTTTTGGAAAAATTTGTTGTTAAGAATGATTGTGGTATTGATTTCTTTAATTCGGATAATTTAATTACTGTTACACCTATATACATTTTAGCTGAATAAAATAATGAATTAATTGATGTCTAATTATGCTTACTACTTTAAAAAATGCTAAATAAAAAACAACACTTATAAAGTTAAGCGTTTCATCATATGAATAAAATAGACACCAGTTTAATAACGGTAAAAAGCATATTTTTGGTATTTTTATCGTTCATTTCTCCTATTCAGAGTATAATTATAGCAATATTCTTTTTAACTCTGTTAGATTTTATTACGGGTATAATAGCATCTATTAAAGCAAAGATAGCTATCACCAGTTCTGGAATTTCTAGAACAGTATCTAAAATTTTCGTATATACAACAACAATAATAGTTTGTCACATTTTAACAGAGTATATATTAAAAAGTCAAGATTTTCCTATCTTACCTTTAGTGTCAAGTTTGATAGCTATAACTGAAGCGACTTCAATTTTTGAAAACTTAAATATCATAAGTAACAATAACGTAATTACTTATATAATACGAATGTTATCTAATGAAAAACGCTCAAAATATGATAATAAAAAGTAATTTTTACAGATTGTATAAATACTTGCGTATCATTTTTTAGAGCTTTACATGGCAACTCAAACATTCATAACAAACGAAACTCCTGTTAGACTATCAGACACCGAATACAGTTTGGTTGAAGCTCCTTTGGCAGGATCTCAATCTGTGTTTTTAAATGGACTTCTTCAAAATGCTGGTGGCTCTAATGATTACACAATAAACCAAAACTTAATAACATTTGCATTTTCAGTCGATGTATCCGATGTTGTCTTAGTAAACTATATTGTAGAGAGAAATGAATCTGATAGTTTATTATCAGCACTTGCTAGTAAAAAAGAACTTATTCATTGGTGTCTTAGAAAATTAGGCGCCCCAGTTATAGACATAAATCTTGATGATGATCAAATAGAAGATAGAATTGATGAAGCACTCCTATATTTTAGAGAATATCATTTTGATGGAGTGGAAAGATGTTATTTACACCATCAACTAACCGCTTCCAGTATGATTTTATCACAGCCATACACAAATTCTATCACAAAAGGTGATATACTTATTGGTCAAACTAGTACCGCTAGAGGATATGTGTATGATATTTCCGAAGATAATTTAACGATACGCTATAAAATTCTAAATGGAAAAACATTTATAGTTGGAGAAACCGTACAAATAGAAGATTCACAAAATACATTTACAATTTTGGATGACTCAAGAGCTGTTACTATAGGAAATCTAGATTCTGGATATGTAAACTTGGGAAGTAAAGTCATTAGCGTCACTAATATTATACCTCAAGAGTCTTCAACTATAGGCGGAAATTTGGGCGGAATGTTTGATTTTCAGTATCAGTTTGCTCTCAATAACATGTTCAATTTAGCATCTACTGATCTAGTAACATATGACTTATATCAAAGATATATAAGCATGTGGGAGATGATGTTTAGAGGGAAAAAAGGGATTAGATTTAATAAAAAGACCGATAAAGTTCACTTCGAGATGGCTGGATTTATGCCAGATCAATGGGTAATATTTGAGGCTTGGAGCGCACTTGATGCAAACACTTACGTTGAAATTTTTACAGATGAATTTGTTAGGGAATATGCATATAACTTATTGAAAATGCAGTGGGGGCAGAATCTAAAAAAATATTCAGGCATATCTTTGCCTGGAGGCGTGACGTTAAATGGCCAAACCATATATGATGAAGCTGTTGAAGATTTAAAAACTTTAAGAGAAAGGTTGAGAAGTGAATTTGAGTTCCCTCCAGACTTTTTGGTAGGATAATATAGGTGATTCATTGTGGCATCTAACAAATACTTTAACTTATATAGACAAAAGCAAGAGCAAGATCTACTACAAGATTTGGTAGAAGAAGCTATAAAGATTCATGCTATAGATGTCATTTATCTGCCTAGAGTTCTAGAACAAGTTGACAAAATTTTTAGAGAAGATCCTCTAGCCAATTTTAATGACTATCATCACATAGAAGCATACATTAAAGACTATGATGGATTTCAAGGTGATGGAAATATTTTAAGCAAGTTTGGTCTTGAGATTAAAAATCAAATAACATTTTCAATTTCTAGAAAATCATTTTCAAAAGTTTTTGGAAGTGAAATGAATCGACCAAATGAGGGAGATTTAATATATCTTCCACTAAGCACTGCTGTTGGATTATACGAGATAAAATTTGTTTCTGAAAATAACACATTTTATAATCTGGGGCAATTTTACACGTTTGATTTACAGTGTGAGCAATATGCGTTTCAAGATGAGAATATATCTACTGGCATCACAGATTTGGATGAAAATATTGCCAGTGGTTCTGAAATATTTGTTTTAAATATAGAAAGTTCTAATGGAGATTTTACTGAAGGTGAATTTATATATCAAGGAGATACTCTTCTAAGTGCTTCTTCTAGAGCTAGATTTGTTGAGTATGCATCTTCAACAGAATTGAAGATTAAAGATTTATATGGCTCATTCACTCCAACTTCTGGATTAGTTAAAGGAGCAATAAGTAATTCTGATGCAACTCTCTCTTCAACTATAGACACATCAGATATTAGAGATGATTATTCAAGCTCAAATAATAGCTTTGAGAATATTGTGTTTATCGACTTCACTGAAAGCAATCCATTTTCTGAGGAATAGATATTATGTTTGGAAATCCATTTTATCATCAATCTCTTAGAAAAATAGTAGCTAGTTTTGGGTCAATCTTTGCTAATATCTTTGTTATAAAAAAGTTGGGCGATAATGAAGTAGAGCGATTGAGAGTGCCTTTGGCATATGGACCAACAGAGAAATTTTTGGCCAGAATAAATGATGATCCAAATCTAGACAGAGCGCACTCTATTAAATTGCCAAGAATGTCTTTTGAAATAAATTCTGTAACCTATGATTCTTCTAGAAAACTTAATACAATAAAGAGGCAAATATCATCTAAAGAAGATACAAATAAACTAATAAATCATCAATATAATGGAGTTCCTTATAACATAGGAATGGAACTTTCTATTATGTCAAAATACATTGATGAAGCTAATCAAATATTTGAACAAATTGTTCCTTGGTTTACTCCAGCATTTACTGTGACAATAAACAGTATTCCAGAGCTTAACTATAAAGATGATATGCCTATTATCTTACAGTCTGTAGATTTAAGTGATAGCTATAGTGATGATTGGGTAAGTAGAAGAGAAGTTGTATGGACATTATCATTTGAAGCAAAGGCGATGTTCTACGGACCAATAATGAGCAGAGAGCTTATTGATAAGGTAATTATTGACACTTATGCATCTTCTATCTCTGCTGATTTAGATGATCCTTTACAAAGACAAATAATACCTAGAGTCATAAGAAGTACAACAGTAATTGATCCTTCAGATTCTAAATTTACTGATGAATTTGGATATATAGAAACAGTTGAGCTTTTTAATGATAATAAAGTTAGATATCCAGACACTGGAATTGATGTTCCAACTACTCATAGATTATCTATTCCGATTATAGATACTAATAGCAAAGTATATGCGCCAACTATAAAATAATGCAATATGAGGATTGTGAATGATTGATGATGATATAAAAGATGATGCATTAGACTTTGATTTTGTTGCTAACGATGAAGATTTAAAAATCATATCAGAAAGCATAGAGATTGATTATGATAAACTTGTGAATGAAGCAGAAGTCTCAGCATCTAATACTAAGCAAGAACTTCAGAGCGTGAAGTCAAATTCTGCCGCAGTGAACACTAAAGAAATTGTGATAGAATCTCAAGATGACTTAAAAACCGATTATAACTATATAAGAACCAATCTATATACTATAACTGAAAGATCTATTGATGCTCTGAATAATCTAGTTGAAATAGCAGATCAAAGTCAACATCCTAGAGCGTATGAAGTTGTATCTCTATTGGTAAACACAATAGCAAATGCTCAAAAAGATTTAATGAGTATACATAAAGATAAGAGTAAAATTGAATCAATGACTGGTAGTAAATCGCCAGAAGTTGTTAATAATAATCTGTTTGTGGGAAACACTGCTCAATTAGATGCAATCATAGCAAATATGACTAAGAAAAAAATTGATGAGTCAAATGAGTGATTCTAGTGATATTAAACAAATAACTCCAGATGGGTTAAGATTTTATAAAGGAAATCCAAATCTAAAAGGTCCTGGGGTAGACTTCATATTCACTAAAGAGCAAATAGAAGAAAGAATTAGATGCGCTCAAGATCCAATATATTTCATTGAGAGATATATGAAAATCGTGCATGTAGATAGGGGTCTAGTACCTTTTGATCTATATCCGTTTCAAAAAGAATTGCTGACATCATATATAGATAATAGATTCACTATAGCTAAACTTCCACGTCAGGTTGGAAAATCAACTGTAACTATTGCTTATATTTTGTGGACAGTTTTATTTGGTCCAATGCAGAATATTGCAATATTGGCAAACAAAGCGGCAACTGCAAGAGACATTTTATCTAAACTTAAATTAGCATATGAATATATCCCTATGTGGATGCAACAGGGGGTTGTTGCATGGAATAAAGGCTCTATAGAACTTGAAAATGGTTCAAAAATAATTGCTGCCGCTACTGCATCATCTTCTGCTCGTGGTAATACTTACAATGTAATTTTTCTTGATGAGTTTGCTTTCGTGCCTCAAAATATAGCTGAAGAGTTTATTACATCAGTATACCCAACAATATCATCTGGTAATACTACTAAAGTAATTATGGTATCAACCCCCAACGGGATGAATCTCTTCTATAGATATTGGACAGATGCCATAAAAGGAAGAAATTTGTATAAGCCAATAGAAGCTCATTGGTCTGTTGTTCCAGGAAGAAATGATTCTTGGGCAGAAGATCAGATAAAACAGTTGGGTCAAGAAAAGTTTGATCAAGAATTTGGTTGCTCATTTCTTGGAACTTCAAATACTTTAGTATCGGCAACAAAACTTACAACGCTGGCTTGGAAAGAACCACTAAGAAGAGTAAACGAGTATTTAGATGTTTATGAAGATCCCAAAGAAAATCACACTTATGTAATTTCAGTTGATACTGCCGAAGGACAAAACTTAGACTATTCAGCATTTACTGTTATTGATGTCACATCTACTCCTTACAAAGTTGTTGCAAAATATTACAATAATAGAATTTCTCCAATGTTGTATCCTTCAGTTATCGTAAATGTGGCTAGAGCTTATAATGACGCACATGCTCTTATAGAAACAAACTCGATTGGTCTTCAAGTGGCAGAGCTTCTTCATAAAGACATGGAGTATGAGAACATATTTTCAACGACAAATATGGGAAGAGGTGGGCAAAGAATTTCTGCTGGATTTAAAAAGAACGCAAAATTGGGTCTAAAAATGACTCAACAGATAAAAGCAATCGGCTGTTCAAACTTAAAGAGTCTTATAGAAACTAATAAAATAATAATAGAAGATTACAACATAATATCAGAACTTACATCTTTTGTATCAAATTATACAACTTACTCAGCAGAGCCAGGATGTCATGATGATCTAGTTATGACATTAGTATCTTTTTCTTGGCTAACAACTCAAGCTATGTTTAAAGAACTTACTAATACTAATGTAAGAGCTAAAATAGCAGAAGAGAAAATTGAGAGTATGAGCGAAGAGATTTTGCCATTTGGATATATAAGTGATGGGAATGAAAAAAACACATTTACAGACTCAGAGGGGACAGTTTGGGAAGAAGCCTCAAATGAAGAAGAAATTAGTTTTTATGATTGGTTGTCTGCCAAATATGATTCAAAATAAATAAATAGAGAATAGATTTTTAATAAATATAAAAGCAAAAGAAAACTGCCAAAATTAAACTGGTATTCTTAACATATAATAGGAGAAAAACATGGGATTTCAAGTATCGCCAGGAGTAGTAGTAACTGAGAAGGATCTCACAACTATTGTTCCTTCTGTATCTACAACAGACGGCGCTTTTGTAGGAGCTTTCACATGGGGTCCACTAAATGAAGTAGTTTTAGTGGGAAACGAAGATCTTTTAGTTAGAAGATTTGGTAAGCCAGATAACAATACTGCAACATCATTCTTTACGGCCGCAAACTTTTTAGCTTACGGTGACAAACTTCGTCTAGTTCGTGTTGCAGAAGAGACTGTTGCTAAAAACGCAACAAGTGACGGAAGTGGATTATTGGTAAAAAATGATGATCATTATGAAGCAAGCTATGATTCAGGACAAGGAAACTCTGGTCACTGGGTAGCTAGATTTCCTGGAGTATTGGGAAATACACTCAAAGTTTCTGTTTGTGCTAGTGCTAAAGAATTCACTAAGACCATGAGCGGAACATATGCTGGAACTGCTGGAAGCACAACTCTAACTGGAACAAATGCTAGTCCAGAAGAAGAAGTTGTTGTAGGTTCTATTATCAAACATGCTTCAACTAATCAGGAAAGAATTGTAACAGCAATAGATTCACAAAATGATACTATTACAGTAAGCGTTGCACTAGAAACTGATATTACAGCAGGAACTTTAACTGCTAAATGGGAATATGCTGATACATTCGGAATAGCTCCAGGAACATCTGATCCTGTTGCTGACGCTGGCGGTTCTGGAGATGAGATGCATATCGTAGTAGTAGACGAAGATGGTCTTATAAGCGGAATCAAAGGTACTGTTATAGAAAAATATGATTTCGTATCTAAAGCATCTGATGCAAAATCTTCTGATGGAACTTCAATATATTACGCTGATGTTATTAATAAGACATCTCAGTATGTTAGATGGCTAGATCATATTTCTGGCTCAACATGGGGAAATAATGTTGCTTCAGCTACAGACTATACTCCTCTTGTGGGGGATACAGATCATACTCCAACTACAGAAAGCCTTGGCGGTGGAGTTGATGGAAATGATACATCTACAACAGAATTTCTTTCTGCTAGACTTCTCGGATATGACTTGTTTAGAGATGCTGAGAAAGTTGATGTTTCACTCGTTCTTCTCGGAGAAGCAAACACAGCAACAATCAACTATGTAGTTAGCAATATTTGCGAATCTCGTTTAGATTGTGTTGCGTTCTTTTCGCCTGAAAGAGCTGATGTTGTAAACAATGCTGGAAATGAAGTCGTAGACACAATAGCATTTAAGAATGGTCTTAATCTTTCTACATCATATGCAGTAATGGATAATAACTGGAAATATCAGTATGATAAGTACAATGATACTTTCAGATGGCTACCTCTAAATGGAGATATTGCTGGAATATGTGTGCGTACTGATGTTAATCAAGATCCTTGGTGGTCACCTGCTGGATATAACAGAGGTCTTGTTAAAAATGTTATTAAACTTGCTTACAGTCCATACAAAGCTGAGAGGGATGACTTGTATCTCAATAGCATCAATCCCGTTATTTCAACACCTGGACAAGGAACTCTTCTTTTTGGAGACAAAACACTGCAAGCTAAGCCTAGTGCATTTGATAGAATAAATGTTCGCAGATTGTTCATTGTTCTTGAAAAAGCCATCTCAAGGGCAGCAAAATATATGCTTTTTGAATTCAATGATGAATTTACTAGACAGCAGTTTAGAAATCTTGTTGAACCATTCTTGAGAGATGTTCAAGGGCGACGTGGAATATATGACTTCAAAGTTGTTTGTGATAGAACAAATAACACTCCAGAAGTCATTGATAGAAATGAGTTTGTTGGAGATATTTACATCAAACCAGCTAGAGCAATCAATTTTATTCAGTTAAACTTTATTGCTGTTAGAACTGGTGTCGATTTCTCTGAAATAGTCGGAAGGGCGTAAATAAATACTTACAAAGATATTTAGGGAGATTTAAGAAATGACATTTAATGTAAATCAATTTAAGAATCAACTGACTTACGGAGGTGCTAGACCATCTCTGTTTCAAGTTCAGTTAAGCCTTCCAGCTACTCTTTCTGATCCAGTAAACAATGGAATTCCTGATGCTACAGGTCTTCCAGCACCAACTATAGAAAGAAAAGTTGCTTTTTTAGCTAAAGCTACTTCACTACCAGCCAGCACACTAGGCTTTATAGATGTTGGATACTTTGGCAGAAAAGTTAAAGTTGCTGGAGATAGAACTTTTGATAGCTGGGATATAACTGTAATAAATGATGAAGACTTTGCTATTAGAAAAGCTATGGAAAACTGGATGGCCGCTATAAATGGTCACGAGACTAACATCAGAAACTCTGGTGTAACTTCTCGCCCAGCAGACTATCAGGCTACTGCCATTGTTAGACAATTCAGTAAAGGTCCAGAAGAGCTTGCTATTCGTGCATATAAGTTTGTAAATCTATTTCCAACTTCAGTTGGAACAATAGATCTTGATTGGGATACTACAGATACGCTAGAAACATACACAGTAACTTTTAATTATGATTACTGGCAGATTGAAGATTCTAGTGATATTGGTGTTCTCTAATCATATAGACAAATTCATCATCGCAGGTGAATATA